TTTCTTCCTTCTTCTAAGTTTTTTAAAGTCTGCTCCTGTAATCTTGTTACGGGGCTTAGCTACTTTAGCTATCTTCTTTTGTTTAGGTGACAGTTTCTTTGCCATTATTTTCTCCTTTTTGCAGTTCTAGCTGCTCTTTTAAAATCACTAGCCTTAGGCGCACCTTTGGCTCCTTTCTTTCTCATTTTTCGTCCTGACGCTCTTTTCTTATGTATATTTCTATATAAACTCATTAAGGTCTCCTCAGTTTCTTTTTATAGTTTGACACATTTTTTACTTTCTTTTTAGTTCTTTTAGCCATTCAACATCTTTTCCCTAAGCCTTACAGCTCGGTCTCCAACCTGAGTTGCCCACTTGCTGTCCATCATTTCTGCAGCTGCTGTTTCCCAATCTTCATCTTTTGCTGCGGCTAAAAACTTTTTAAATTTACTAAGTCTAGGGTAGCCTAAGTTAAAGCACATATTGGCCAATACACGTTGCCTTGTATCGTTTAAGCCGCGCCACCATTGTAAATTCTTATCTAGTTCTTTGCACACGATGTCCACGTCTGCATTCAAACAATCTTTAACTCTTTGTTCTGACACAGGTGTTCCTAAAGGTTGTCCGTGTTCTTCGTCTTTTTCTGTAATTAAATGGCCTACACCAAATGTAGCGTATCCAAGATGATCATTATAAATTTCATGAATAATACCCTCATCTAACATAAGCTCTTCTAATAACTTAACTCTATCCATCATATTGTTATTGTTGTTGCCCCACCTGTTGAAACTGTAATTTTGCCTAAAGAAGCAACGCCTTCTACGCCGAACTGTTCTCTTTCGTACAGTATTATCCATTCTTCACCATTCCATAGTTGTAGTTCTTTTGTAGACAAGTTCCATATAATATCGCCTTGTTCAAATTTGTTTTCGTTGCGTTGTGTTTCATTAAAAGCAGGAGTAGCACCTACATCTACTTTACCTAAGCTGAGCTCTAAAACTCTAACTAATCTGTTAAATGTTTCAGGAGAGATTTCTCCTATGGCTATTGGTAATTTTGTTTCTAGTATTTTAGCCATTACCTTCTGCCATTTGGTTTTAAATCCATCCTTGTAGTACCTACTCTAAATCCTACGCCTAATCTAGCTCCTAAGGAATTATCATCATCAGATTCTATTCTAAGAGCAGCTTGTCTTGCTCTTAGCCTTGTATCTATTTTTGTTGTAGTTGCAGTGCATGTGTTTGTTGAATCCGTAGCTAAGCTTTCTCCTGGGAAGTTTCTTTGTTTTAGAACGAAATTAATCGTCTGATCAGAGCCTCCATCTCCTGTAAATTTAACATCAGGAATGATCCTGCTTATTGATTGAAATTGTTCTCCACTTCCTAATGCAAAGTCACTAGATTCTATAAACACGTTATCCATAGGAGATCCATCGTCATCGTTGCCCGTCTCATGATTATATAGATAGCCTATACCCGAAGGTTCAGTGTAGGTCGCCATTGGATTATTAAAAATGCCTTCGTCTATCCAAGAACTTCTAGTCATTTCTCCTATAGTCCAAGTGCCTTCTCCATAATTATATACAACGTATTTATCTATACTCGTAGCATTTTCTGAACAGTAATACCAACCTACTTCATCGAATTCTTTGTTTAAGAATCCAAATACTTGGAAAGCTTGTCCTTCATTTAAGTCACTAAATACATAGTTTTGAACGCTACATGGAATATCTTGTACTGCTCCGTTATAGGTATAAAAACCTTTTTTATCCATCCAGAAGATACCTTTAGGACTGTTTACTGCGGCATTTGGTCCAATAAGGCCTACCCCTTCGTTTATTAGATTGACTCCAAAAGTAAAAGGCTGACCAACAAAAGTTAATGAATAAAGAGAAGTATCTGTCCAGACTAATGTTTCTTGTCTAGCTCTGACTGCTCCTATAATCGAAGATCCTGCAGAAAGCCTTAATGACCCTGCAGTGTTATTAGGTAAGGGTTCCCACTGCGTTACGTTTTCTTGGTCGCTCCAAGCTATTAATAAGGGATCAGAAGCACTGGTTCTTAAATTATCAGCATTAAGTGGATCAGCTCCAAAACAAAGAACGTGTCTGTCTATGTCACTTACTAATACTTGTAAGGCAACAGTTGGAGCTTTATTTGAACCGCTTAAAGCTGTCAGCGCAACTGCTCTTTGAGAAGTACCTGAACTTTCGTCCCAATAGAAGACACCTCCGCCTCTAGGATTTAAAACTAAATCTTCACCAAAATTATCGTGCGACCACAATCGCAGCTGGCTCGATGATGATATAGGGCTAACAGATCCAAAAGTTCCTGCACCCCAAGTTCCTGCACCCCAACCAGAACCTTCTACATACACATCCAGTCCTACGTTAATTTGATACGCTCCAACTACAGAACTACCTCCATTACCGCTGTCACTAGCGTTTGCTGTGACTGTAGCTCCTGATGTGTCTTTAGCCGTTATTGTGTATGTATTTGTTCCTGTGACTAACAGTATTTGGTATTCTTGGTTTAATACAGCAGCAGTAACGTTTCCTCCTAAACTAGATGCTCCACTAAAAGTCACAAAGTCATTAGTAGCTGCCCCATGGCTTGCGTCGGTAACTGTTATTGTAGAGCTGCCGTTAGTCGCTGCGAAAGTTACGTCACCAGCAGAAGTTGTTGTTCTAAGAGGAGTAATATCATTAAAATTATCCCCTTGTTTAATGTAGTATTTAAAAGTTGTTCCTACGCCTAAGTATCTAGTAAGTTCTAGATCAACCCAAGCGTGTAGCCCTCTGGCTGTACCTACAAAAGTATTTAAAGTAGCTTTAGCCCACCCTCCAATTTTTTCTGGAAGTCCCTTACGAAATCGAACGAGATTAGCGTCAAACCATCCACCGTCATTAGAATAGTCTGTTCCCTCTCGATTTATTCCTGGTCGAAATATAAATTTCTCTAATGCCATCTTTCATTTATATTAATTTGTCTATACCTAAAGACGCTGCAGTCAAGCCATATAAGCCCCACATAATGTACTCAAGTCTTCTAAACTTAGCAGAGCCTTCGTCTAGTCGTTTTTCTATATTTTCATAGCGAATGGCACATTCCTTTTCGTGTGTGCTAATTTGATGTATTGCGTCTTTAGTTGTAGCCATTATTTTTTCTTTTTAGGCCTACCTCTTTTTTTCTTTTTAACTTTTACAGTAGTGTAAGCTTCATTAACGTTTGGTGTGGTTTTATCGTCTGCTACAAATTGACCTTCGTCAGTTCTAGCCCTTACAGTTTTTTCTTCTATGCGTCTAATTTTGTTCCAAAGATTCTTCAACCACTTCATCTTCTTTCTCCTGGTTAGGTTCTTCAACAACTTCTAAAGTGCTTTGATAAGCTACTAATGCAGTTACTCTTATATCTAATTGATATTGTATGTTTGCTAGTTGCTCTTGAAGACTTTGTATTTCTTGTTGCAAAGTTTCTGTATAAGCTATTCTTTTCTGTAGTTGAGGATCTACAGGTTGTTCTGTAGTCTCTTGTTTTATTGAGTTGGTTTCTTCCATTATGAATTAGCTGCTATATAAGCTTTACCAGTTGTAACTCCGCCACTACAAGTAGTTTTCTTACTTGAAGATGAGCCTACTACGTTAGGTGTGTCGTTAGAACCATCATACGCTAAAATAATTTCTAAATGATCTACATTATTTTGTACTTTTTGATTTATATCAGCTTGTGACCAATCTCCTGCTGTAGCATTTCCGTCTCCATCTATGATACCTCCTGCGTATGGTGATTTATTACCATTTGTATTAATATCATTAATAACTGTTACGCTATCTATTGCTGATGTTAAACATTCTGCTGCTGTTTGTTGAGCCATATTATTCTCCGTTTAATTTACTTTCTAATTCTTCGACTTTTGCCGAAAGTTCTTGCACTGCTTTGATAAGTGGGTGTATAAACATTTCTTGTGATATAGCCTGTATGCCACTACCTTCTTCTTTATTCCACCCACCAAAGTCTGTAATATTGTGTTTATCTAAAGATTCTTTAACCTCTTGTGCAATTAAACCATAAAGTTTTTTATCATATTCAGGTTCTAGGGCAGTTTCATCGTAGTCAGGTAAATCAGGGTCTATATCTGCTTTTGCTTTCCATGTAAAAGTTACAGGATTCAGGTCATTTATAAATGCTAAACCGCAATCTGTATTAGGTGTTATGTTCTCTTTGTATCTTTCGTCTGATACCCTGGTCCAAGAAGCATTTGAGGCGAAAAGATTATAAACTCTATCATTTCCGTTATCTTTTCCAAATGTAAATGAATTACCACCTAAACCCTGTACCCCATGTCCAATAAGTATTTGATAGGTTGATGTATTGTCTGGATTTGTTCCTGAACCGATACAAACATTTGCTGAACCTGTACTTAAACCATCAGCAGAGTCATAACCTATAGCTATATTACTATGACCTGTGGTTATTTGACCACCTCCATCATGTCCTATACCTATGTTTCTATAGCCTGTCGTTGTACTTTGTAGAGCTGCGTCTCCTAAACCTACATTAAGATCACCTGTTGTTACAGCACCTAAAGCATAAGTACCTAAACCTACGTTTTGTTCACCTGTTGTAAGTGCATCTTGAGATTCATGTCCTATTGCTATGTTTCGAGCTCCTGTTGTACAAGCACTTAAAGCAGCGTAACCAATACCAATATTTGTGTTTGCTGTTGTGTTTGCATCTAAAGCAAAAGACCCAATAGCTACATTGTATGCGCCAGTTGTATTAGTGTATAAAGCATTCCTTCCTACACCTATGTTATAACTTGCAGTAGTGTTATTTTGAAGACTGTTAGCCCCTATAGCTTGATGATAGCTTCCTGTAGTGTTTGCTGCTAAAGCATTCCTTCCTATAGCAGTGATTTCTTCACCTGTGGTATTTGCAGCCAGTGCCGAAAGACCTACCGCAGTATTATTATCTCCAGTAGTGTTTGAAGACATTGAAGACATACCTACAGCGGTATTATTAGCTCCTGTAGTATTTAAGTTTAATGCTGCATAGCCCATAGCTACATTTTGACTAGCTGTTGTTGCTGTTTGTAAAGCATAGTTACCTACTGCGGTGTTATAACCTCCACTAGTATTATCATTTAAAGCATTAAAACCTAATGCGGTGTTATGTACTCCTGTAGTGTTTGCTTGCAAAGCACCAGTACCAAATGCATCATTTACAACACCTGTGGTATTAGAAGCTAATGCATTTGTTCCTACAGCTGTGTTTGAATATCCTGATGTATTTGAATATAGAGCTGCATAACCTACTCCAACATTATTAGACGCTGTAGTCGGTGTAAGTAAAGCATTAGTACCAACAGCAGTATTATTACTACCAGTAGTTATGTTTGCACCCGCTTGATATCCTAATCCAACATTTCCTGTTGCTGTTGTTGTATCTTGTAAAGCTAAATAGCCAAATGCACTATTTGTGCCACCTGTAGTAGCTGCTGATAATGCACCATATCCTACTGCTGTGCTTGAACTACCTGTAGTATTAGCATCCAAAGTTAAACTACCAACAGCTGTGTTTGATGTCCCTGTAGTGTTTGCTCCTAAAGAACTCTTACCAACTGCTACATTGAAATCAGCAGTTGTGTTCGCATCTAAAGCAAGATAACCCATCGCTGTGTTGTTTGCTCCTGTAGTGTTTACTGCTAAAGCACTTCTACCAACTGCGGTGTTGCCATCTGCTGTAGTGTTTCCATTTAAAGCACTTTTACCAACTGCTGTGTTATATGAGCCAGTAGTATTAGTAACCAAAGAGTAACTAACCGCAGTATTGTCTGCACCAGTTGTGTTGGAATATAACGCCTGTCTACCTAATGCAGTATTAATCGTGCCTGTGGTGTTTGAGAATAAAGCAGTAATGCCAACTGCGGTGTTGTTAGCAGCTGTGGTGTTTGAGCCTAAAGCACTCTGACCAACAGCAGTATTACTTGCTCCTGTAGTATTGGCATCTAAAGAAAATGCGCCAACTGCTGTGTTTCCTGTTGCTGTAGTGTTTGTTAATAAAGCATTAGAACCGACTGCCGTATTGTTATCGGCGGTGGTTGCTGCACTTAAAGCACCATAGCCTAAAGCAGTATTATCTTTTCCAGTTGTATTAGCATCTAAACTTAACCCACCGACAGACGCATTATTCACACCTGTTGTTGTATTAAACTGTGAATTTAATCCAATAGCTACGTTATACATATCTGTATTTGAACTTGGCTCTTGATTAGTTAAAGCATTATGTCCAACAGCAACCGACCTGTCACCTACTGTATTGGAGGCTAAAGTACCACTACCAACAGCTACGTTTAAATCACCTGTGGTGGTTGCGGATAAAGAATTATAGCCAACAGCAACATTATTATCTGCTGTTGTAGCTGATCCTAGTGTATTTGAACCAACTGCTGTGTTTGTGTCGCCTGTTGTATTAGCACCTAAAGAGTTATCACCAATACCTGTATTATCGTTTCCTGTAGTTAAAGCATCCAGTGCATTTTCACCTACTGCTACGTTATCCGTTCCTGTTGTTAAACCTACTCCTAACGCACCACTTCCTAATCCTACGTTTCCTGTTCCGCCCGTTAAATCCAGGACATCTGTTACAGCAGCGCCTGATCCAGCACCATCTGTAACAATCATTTTTATTCCGCCATTAGGAATAACTACGTTAGCTCCAGAACCTTGTGAAATAGTTACTGTTGCTCC